CGACGTTATGCCGATTCGCCTCCGAAGAGGTATTTTCGTTGTTTTACAACAAAAGGTCATTGAAGAATGACCACACGCTGGTGCCCGCCCCTCCCAACAATTGGAAGGGCAGGGCCCCGCATCGTAGTGCTACAAAGTAGCACTCTCATCCAGAGACTGGATGAGTACTACGGAGAATTCCGTAGTGTCTGCGACTTCTTTGAAAGACGCATATCACCTGAGTACCAATTCAGGTGCCTGAGGGTCCGTGGACCCCCAGCATATCTATCGGAGTTCGCTCCGTGTGATCAGCAGACACTTCTGCTTAGGAGCCTTTATTTCAAGGCTTCTGCCGCACTTCGTGGGAAGTTGCGTAGGCGACTGGATAACGGTCACCTCAACCAAGTACGTGCTTGGTTCCAGACTGCAGATGCTGCAGTTCTACCGCTACTTATTTGTAGCGAGAGACACACCTCCCTCTTAGAGGCAGAGGTGGATACTCTAACGAATTGGACGTTAGAGAACTGTGCGCATAACTACGCACGGTTTCAAAGCGAATGGAAAGCTTTGAAGAAGCGAATGAGAAAATCATTCGCCCTCCACGGTGACTTAGATCACGTGGAATGTCCGGGGTTCATGACTCCGTACCTCCGTGCAGCGCGCACGGCACTCCTGAGTTTCCCTCAGGAGGGTCCCAGTGATCTGGGACGATTTGTATTGCTCTGGTGCCAAACCAGGGCTACAGGTATGGCCGATCACAAGATGATCGAAGCCAGCTACGATAAATTCGTGGCCACAGTCTCAGAGCCGGGTCAAACCGTGAGACTTGATCCTTCCATACTTGGAAAGATAACCGAACCCTGTAAAAGGGTCGATGGTAAGACCGCCAAAGTTTCTGGCGGTACTACTTCGTGCCTAGAGAGCACGCGGGCGATGGGCGGTAAAACCGCATACATCACCCACCTTGCCACACATAAGTGTGTCAGGGTGGAGTACGACCTTCGTACTCTAGAGCCTACTCCTGTGGAGCCTAGGCCAATTAGGTCCGCAAAGGACCTAGTATATTGGGCAATATACCAAGTATTGCACAATCCGACCTACACGTCATGTGTTAGGTTACACGGTGTAGCCGAGCCTTCGAAGGCACGGACTATAACCGTTGCACCTTATGCATATCAGGTGCTGATGGGGGTTTTTGCCCACATCTTCCAGCCTAGTTTAACTTCTAGGCAGATTAAGTCTGGTTTAAAAGCAGACAGACATCTGTGGAGATTCCTTACAGATGTGCTCAACCCACAAAATACAGAGTGGGGGGAGTTGGTAGACCATCACGTCTACGCACTTTCGACTGACTTGTCGGAAGCAACAGATTTCGGCAACAGAGATGTTGCACGCCAAATCTGGCACGCCCTAATTGAAAGGGCGGAAAATCCGGAGTTTCCTCTAGGATTAGCCTTGCTCGCTAAGAGCAAGTACTGTGGAAAACGCTTTGCGTTCGTTCCACACCAGGGGGGTTACCGCCTGGTCATCATGCAACGTGGTTGGATGATGGGTGATATGATGACCAAAGTCATCCTCACTCTCGCACATCAATACTGCTGCGAGAAATCGGGCCTACGGGTATATACTCTCGTGGGCGACGATGAGATCGCTCTTTCGAACGATCCTGTGAGACTGAATAATCATCTCACAACCCTTGAAACAATTTTCAAGGTATCCGAACTCGACACTTTTGTGTCGGATCGGATGGCCTTCTATTGCGAAGAAGGCTGTCTAGTACCACAATCGGTGCTGGACACCCCTCACGTGAGAATGAGGAGGGGACAGGACCTTGATTACTTGGATTATCCAAGGATAAGGCTCCTACTACCTCAACCAAGTGAGGTAGACGCCTACTCTATGACAAACATAGGTAGGTTCAGTCTCTTAGGTAAAGAGACCAGATGGGTTGCATCAAGTAACCCGCGCGCGAAAAGGTTTTTCGACCAAGCAGCGCTACTGCAGCACATTTTAGTGCCACAGGAACCGGACTGTATAAGTCCGTACACCCCAATAGAGATTGGGGGTGACGGTGCCTACCCCATGGATGGTAAGCACATGTTACGTGTAATTGAGAATAAATCACGTAACCCCCGGGAAACTAAATACCGGCTCGCAGCCCTCCTCAATGGGAGGTTTGGCTACAAGTTTGTTCGGTCGAACCGGACAGACAAGGTGGTACATAAGCACCACCTATACCTTCCTAAAATAGAAGGTATGAGGGATCTACTACCGCCAGAGGCGGTGATTGTCCCTCGAGATCAAAATCAAAGGACTTTGATCAACTCACTGAAAATAGACATGTTCAGTGACCCGCAATCTGTGTTTTTCGAGATTGCAAAGGGACTATATTATCAGTCCCTACTCAGGGGGGAAACCCCTGTGGAGCCGAGCTTCTCCATTGAGAAGAAGTTCAGCGATGGTAGGACAGAAGATCCTAACCTAGACTACGACCTATTTATGGCTACGTGGTCAAATCCTGGATTTAAATTCCAGAATGATTGGGGTTACGTGGTTGATAAAACCAAGATCCCAAAACTGAACCCAATGAATTTAGGGTTCGATTGGACCGCCTATGTACCGGAGAAGGTCCAACTCAAAGGTTACTTTGAGGACTGGGTTAGAGACAACAGTGATTTACTCACTGAGTCTCTCCCAGATCTTATCGCCCTCATTAGGGAAGATAAGCCACTACCTAATAGGGTGGTGAACCGACTCAATTTGTTCATGGAGTCGGACTCTTATTTGTTACACATTCTTGATAAAGAATGGGCAAATAAGACAGAAGTTGGTATCGTAACTAGAGACCAACGACTATCCCTCTTAATAAAGAGGAAATTGGACGCATGGAATACGTCCATCCCACACAGAGTTATATGTGTGGATCCGGCGCTATATATGATAGGCCGAGCCTTTGAGAAACTCTCAGAGGACATCCCACTCCTGGAAGACCCGGGTGCGATGCTTCACGTGGATTATAATGAATTCAGTGATGGTATGCCTCACGATGAGGACATATGGGATAGGGAAATTACTATCCGTACGACTGCAAGGGGTGCAGTCCTACTGACTATGAAATAGTCTACGTCACATTTGATCTGTGATAGATATATGACGATCGGGGCTTTGCCCGTTTCGCCAGAGGCGGTGATTGTCCCTCGAGATCAAAATCAAAGGACTTTGATCAACTCACT